CGACCACGTAGATGACGTTTTTTCAATGCCAACGCATGAGCAATCTCAGCTTTATAGGGTGTAACTTGATGAATTTCAATCGAAACGGTTGAAGGAGAGCGTTTAATAAAGCGCGCAATGGCACGAACAGAATAATTCAATTCGAGTAAAGTTTGAATGACAGTGCGTTCTTGAGATGATAAACTAGTCATGAGTCGCAGTTCCTTTATGGTTGTTTTAGACAATTACCATTAAAGGCGCTGCGGCTTTTTTATTCAAGTGTTCGGTTTAATTTTACAATCTACCTTATAATGACATATTATGTGAAATGGTAGATTTCGACCGGTTTAGATGTTTCTATTTAAGCAAAATAGCCTTTTTGTCAAAATAGAAGTGCTTTTTTGTCACTGTATTTTGAAATATAACTGTTTTTTCAATAAATAAGTCAACTATCAACCATTAGTTGACTGTTCAATGTGGTTATTTCCATTTTGGAAACTACCACTATGTACGCCAGAGCTGTTGGTACCACCTAGAGCTGCGGACATTAATTCCCCATCTCGACCGATACCAAATGGGTTGGTTTTTGTGCACGTCGGTAATTTATGTACGCAATCGCAGGCAAGCGACTGCTATTAAGTTGTGCGGACGTACCGCAATGTGAATGTCGGGGCTTGCACCCGAATAAGGCTGTCTCATTCACCCACAGAAATCACCTAACTAGTATAAAGCAACGAGCTGCAATCTTTTTACACGAGTTACCGTGATTGAAAGAGACATTATGTCGCTATGGTGGTAACTGAATCATAGTATGCTTTTTAACAAAAATAGTTAGGATAAGCAAATAACCGCTTGTGCTTTTATTTAGGATAAACACTAACCAATTGACAGGGTAAGGATTTGCACCTTACATGATATTGATTCTAGCTAACTATCCAGACCCCGGACAGTACAATATCTTATAGTCTAGCGTCTACCTATTCCGCCACCTGCCATAATGATAGATATTCCAACCTATCGTATTTTTACATACACAGTAGCTTTTTCCGAAGCGTGTGTAATTTACGACCGTTCGGTGTAACGGTCTTGGTTAGTCATCTGGAACTAATCTATAAGTACAGCTTATATTTAACGACTAATGACTAACCATATCACAACTGTGGGATTCGAACCCACTAATCGCGGCGCCAACCATATTGACCAATAGATTTTACGTAATCAATCAATTCTTTCGTAACTTCTTGATCATTTTTGGTTAGAAAATCTACTATTTTTTCTGTCTGTTCTTTACTCATAACTTTAGCAACGTATACAGTTGAGCAACAAATCGTTTGCGAAACCTAAATACCGTGGCTCTGCTGACGTTAGCAACTTTTGCAATTTTAACAACGTCATAGCGATTGAATCTTTGAAAGTATGACATTTCAACAATTTTTATCTGGTAATCATCTAGTTGAGCTATAAACTTATCAATTACCGCGCGATTATGCCTAATTGTAGAAATGATAGGATCATCGGAAAATTTAATCGCTTTGTTTTCATGTGCGTGATTTTCTGAAAAGCCACTTCTTCCACCTCCAATATTTTCATCAATTTCACCTTTTGACTGCTCTATTTCTGTTCTACGTTCCCTTTCTAATAAATTAAAATAAGGATATTGCTTCAAAACGGCTTCTACTTGTTTAGTTTTTGTGTGATTCATTTTAATTGGTTCAACTAGCATAAGCTCTCCTGCAACAATATGATTTATGTACACGAGTAACCGTGAAAAAACTCGTATATTTGCCTGCCCACATTTCTGCGCCTGTCTGGTTATTAGTTGGATAGAAACCACTCACACCAACGCGTTACTCCCATAGCACCTACTTCGCAACGTTTCCCTTGTCATTCGGTGTGTGTATATTACCATACACTTTTAAATAAATCAAGTATATTTACACATATTTTTCAAGGCCATAGCCAATTAAACCCTCATTGACTATTTTTAACGCATCTTCTGGTGAACGAGCAATACCGTGGATAACATTATCCTTTTTTAATTTAATAGAAAACTTAATCTGATCATCTCTGATACGTCCAGTTTTTGTCTTCATATCAATGAAAAATATCTGTTTATCTTGCTTACGATACCCGACTAAATCAAAGAATCCTTTTGGTGTACCAGAGCTGAAAGGTCTACCGTCTCTTGTAATAACAGTTCCTGTGTTAATTCTAAACTGCGTGTGACCATCTTTAGACAATGCAATTCTCGCTTCGTTTTGTATTTGTTGTTCTCTCATCAGTACCCCAAATCATCTAATTTAACACCGCGTGCTATTTCTTCCATTTTCAAAGATATGCCGTAATAGTAGACCTTGCCGTGCGATCGTTTCTTCTCAAATTTAGTTCCTAATTCACGTCCTAACTTTTTGTTAGTCATATCAACACCGTGTAACCTTTTCCACGTATCAAAGCGTGTTGCAATTTCTTTAAATTCCGTGCGGTCATCTTTTGAATAATCAAAATATTCTTCAATAAATGCCTGCACATCGTCCATTTCATCACGGTATTCATTAGTTTCATTCAAAACAACTGGTGGTGGATTAAGTCCGTCACGTTGCCATTTCATTGTGCCTTCTTGAATCCATGCAAGGATTGCATCAGCTTCCGTACGTAACTTATCTTCCAGCTTTTTATCCATATTTTCAGCTTTCACTTGATTTCTGAATGGAATAAAAATCAAACGTCTCCAAATACCGTCATCAGTACCATTGATAATTGGTTTGTGGTTAGTCATCATGAAGATTGTTCCAGTTGGTCTGAACTCAATTTCATTACTGTGCAACTTACGAGCCGTGATAGTATCTTTACTGGTAATTTTCTTAACGAGACCTTCTGCAAGTGGTTTACCTTCTTCTGGCTCTGATAGAACCATTAGGCGTGCGCCTTTCATTCGTGCAATATCACCGCTTGGACCACCCGAATTACGTGAACGACTGGCAAAAACAGTTTCTGGATCAACGTTTATTGAATAATCTCCCAACACATAATCAATCGTGTTCATAAATACAGATTTACCGTTTTTACCATTACCGTGCAATATGAACATCACTTCTTCGTCCATTGTTCCAGTAGCTGCATAGCCCAATGCTCGTTGTGTAAATTCAATTAACTCTTCATTGCCTTTAAAAGTTTGCTCTAAGAATGCTAACCAGCGTTCTGGTGCTTTTTTATCATTATATTCAGCGTTAGTTATTTTAGTGAATCTATCCTCGTGGGTAGATTCTTTAACTGCTCCACTAGTCAATTCAAGTACACCACTTGGCGTATTCAGAACGCTCAATTCTTTATCAAAATCATCTGTCGTGACCGTGATTAAATTGCGCAGCTCTTTGATTGCATTTTCTTTAGCACTGTGTGACCGTGACTTCTTTTTGAATGCAGCTTTCAATTCATCAGGTGTTTTATTGCTATCACCCATGTTTTCTGGGGCAATCGTAAATTCTGGTTCTTCCTTAATGCGATCAACTGTTTTGTTCATCGTTTTTTCTAGCAATCGGTAATTATCTTCTTGCCACACTTGACCGTCATAATACATACTCTTTCGTGCGATGGTATCGTACAAAAAGTTATCACCATAATAATACTTAAAACGCTCTGCTAGTCCTGTGTCATCATAAGAAAAGAACTTTTGTTTTGGACTGTCGTCTTGTTCAGCAACAATTTCTGCATTGCCTGTTAAAAATGTTGGTAAATCTTCTAAATCAATTAATGGTTTCAAGTTTTTGCCGTGATAGACATCTGTTTGTTCAGAAATAGCCTTAGTCAATAATGCAATACCGTAAGTAGTCTGACCACGCTTCTCATTGTATTTATCACGGAACAAGACTGAATCTCTGAATATCTCGTCCATTTGTGCAAAGTCTCGTCCAGTCCAGAATGATAAGTAATTAGCCAATGCAAGGTCAGCTTCTGATTGGCTTGCATAATCATTTTCCCAACCACCGTTAATCAAATGTTTAATGCGTACACCGGAACTGCTTTCGTACATCATTTCTAGCAAGGCTGGTGTATCAATTCTTTCAGTAACTGTATTATCGACCACACCTAGATCAGCATCGATTTTACTTGCTTTCATAAAATACTTACGGTGTAAGCGACCAATCACTTCATCAGGCACTTTCATAATTGATTCTGATTTTGTGATTGTGTCACCTGTTAAAGCAAAGAAACGTCCATTATCATACATTTCAAAGTTGTTATGTCGGCGTTGCCCATCTGGTAGGTTTCCTTTGGCAATGATATGAATGCCTTCGCCACTCATAGACCTCTCTGTATAAGATTGTGTTGAGATAACAAACTCATCGACGATATTATTATCACGATCACCTTCAATAAAGGCGTCAACATCTGACTTAATATGGTCAATGTCAATTCCAAAATAACCGTTAGCAAAGTAGAACGCCAAACCATCAGCGTTAGCAAAGTGTTCCATAGCATTTGATGCTGTTGCGAAGTCAGACCACGTACTAGAGTCGTTAGACTTACCAGCGCCACCACTATAAGGGTCAACAGGCACTTTGGTATATTTATTTTTACTTGGTTGCCAAATCCGATGATACAGCCCCCATTGCCTTAGGTCTCGCAGTTCTTGCGGTATGTCTGTATAACTCATGTTGTCTCCTATAATCCGTATATTATCAGTGCACTTGGAAATGGTGCTGTATTCATTGGTCGTCCATCTAATTCAAATTTCAAACGTCCCTTAATAAATTTAACTGTCGCCTTATCCTGAATGTACTCATGCCAATACTTTGTATCAGTTCTCGATGGTATCAACATCACGATAAATCTATTTGGATCACGCAAATGTTCTTCATACGCTTTTTTGATAAACTCGCCGATATGTCGTCCGTAGGGTGGGTTCATAAACACATTGCCCCCCCATTTTTGTTCTAGCGCATCATCGTCTTCTGTAAAATAAGTATCAACTTTATGGTTTGTATCGCTCGCACAGGCATCTAAATCAAACTTGAATTTTCTATTCAACTTATCAAAGTAATCTTTGGGCGTTTCCCAAACCATGCTTTTTGAGCTGAATAATGCTTTGCTATTCATTAGTTAACCACCTTAATTGTTTCTGGATGCAGCCAAGCATGCATCAATTCATTTTCGCGTTCTCTTCGCCATCCCCAATCATTAAATATTTGTAAACTAGGAAGAGATTTATAATGATCATTTTCAGGATCATTTAACTTAGCTATGAATACACTGAACCAAGTACAGTGTTTGTAAAATAGAAATAAATCTTTTTGTTCACTTGTCATTTTTACATCAGGGGCATATTTATCACGCAGTGATTTCAAAGTCCCGATCACTTCTCCTTGATATGCCTCCTGCCCACCATTGTCATCTATATTCTGTGACAACCTTTCAATTGCTTCATCAAATTTCATAACTCATGTTGTCTCCTTATATAACTAATGTTTGTGCTTCTCTGATTCTGTTTTCTGCTATTTTAAAATATGTTTCATCTAGTTCGATACCGATGAAGTCTCGATTAAGATTCTGGCAAGCAACTCCTGTTGAGCCTGAACCCATAAATGGGTCTAATATAACTGCGTGTTCATTGCTATGCCGTAGCAATAATTCTTCCATGAGTTTAATAGGTTTCTGCGTTGGGTGGCTCCCTAACATCTTTTCAGCCTTGCCTGTAATAGGTACTCTAATTTCTGAACGGTCGTACTTGTCAGACTGTCTGTTAAAAATCCATTTATTTTGTTTTTCAACCGCCCAAATAGCAAATTCATAATCAACGATATATCGCCTATCGCGGTTTCTAGGCATTGGATTAGTTTTTTCCCAACGAATAATATCTTTAACAACAAATCCGTTTTTCTCCAGTCTTTCAGCAATATCACCTAAATTGCGCCAAGCATTGAAAATTATGATAGATGCACCTTTTTTAACGATTCTTGGAACTTTATCTATCCAAGTAAGTAAGTCAGCGTTTTTGTCCCAATCACCGAAATCTATTCCAGCTCTGTTTAAAGACTCGAAATTATTCTTTCTTGAAATATTGTATGGCGGATCAGTTAAAATCAAATCAATACTATTATCCGGTATGTCTGAAAGTGCATCTAAATTATTCTCGTTAATCAGTTTCATAATATTTCTCCATATTGGGCTAACGTCTTTTCACCCATTGGCGGTAATCGCTATTTTCTGTAACCATCAATCAAAGAGATAATGGCATTGGCGTGTTGCTATTACAAATACTTTTTTGTCTCCTAGATTCATGGGTTTACATACTCCCATGTTAGGTCGCGAATGAATAATGCGTGTGAAAATTCGTCGCTTTGTAAATCTACCTCGCGAATCATCTGTAAAAAATTATTTTTGTTATAATCACCAATTTCGTGTATTCTAATTAAACTAAATTCCATAACTATTCTCCCACCTTCTCAATTTCCCAAGCTGGCGTTTGCCACTTTTTGATTTCTTCTAATGGTGCTGTGAAAGCATTATCTTTTATATAAGTCCATGTTGGTATTCCGCAGTTAAACGTCATATAAACCTCGTCGTCGTCTTCATCGGTTCCTGATAACCGATACAATTGCTCTTTAACCTTGAACTCGATCGCTGGATCATCAGCTAAATATCTAAGAATAGCTTTTTTACCAACATTGATTGATTTTATAAATTGTGCATTCAAGGTTATCGCTCCAATAAGAGATATACCTTCGTGCGCCTTAATCCTTTGCAATTCGTCAAATACTGATTGTGAAACTTCGTAAACCTTTTCCATTTTGTTATCCTCTTTCTGTTGTTCCATGAACTCTGAAAACTCGATAAATGGTTTAGAATCAGGATTAGACATACTATAAGTAATGTAATCACCTAAAAATAAAAATCTTCCACCACTTTCAAATATTTCTGCACTATATTTTTTGTCTCCAGCTGGCCAAGCATATCCCTGTTTAAACCAAACATCTAAAACCGACTTCCACTGCTCTAAAGTCGTTACATGTACTACTGTTTCTGTCATTATTTAATTCTCCGATCAGAATGGTAAGTCGTCATTACTAATATCAATTTCTGTATTACCACTAGCCGCAAATGGATTACTTCCAGAAGGTACAACAGGTTCTTTACCAGCCTCCCAAGTGTGGTTTACTTGTGGTGCTGATGTTTTAGTGATGTTGTTCGGGAACAAACTGTTTTGAACAGTTGTTTCACCGTTATATTCGTTGTCACGAGCTGAAACTTTAATGCGCAATGGCTTACCAATCAAACTGTTCATTGCTTCTTCTTTAGTGTTAAACTCACGCAAAGCCTTACCGTCTGTATTTAAGTGAGCATTGTTCAAAGCTGATGCAAGGTTAAATTCCTTTTTAACCTCTTTCAAATCACTGTCAGAAAGTGAGAATGTTGTTTTTCCAGCTTTCAGTTCGCTAATGTATAAACCAGTCTTTTGTTGTGTTTCCTTTTCTTCCAACTTACTGTGCCAGAATGGAATGAAAATATGAGCATTTTGTCGCGGTTGTTGAATGTCGTTACGGATCACGAAGTCAAAGTTTGTATTTTCTGAACCACTCTTTGTAGCACGTTCCTGAACTGATTTGATAATCACTTCATAAACTCCTGCTGGTACACCGCCGCGTGTGTTAGTTTGTTGTACTTCTGCCAATGCGTCTGTATCAAAGTCTAAAAATCCCATTGTTATATCCTCTTTATTTTCTTAAAATATTTTCAAGTCATCTAACTTGTTATTACGTTCTAGTGATTTTTGGCTATGCGCCCATTTAATGTTTGCCTTAACCTGTTCTATTGATTTTCCTGATAGTTCTGCGAATGGCTCATACCAATCCTCTTTCCAATCAGGTGTCATAAATATTGTTGCAAAGTAGCCATCTTTTTCTCGCAGTTTCAACTCATAACGAGATTGCAGAATTTTGTACTTTTGCATTGGTGTTTTAGCTTGTCGAACTGATAATCCAGCTAAACGATTTTTCTCAAACTCGTCTAAATCAGTTACTTTACTCAACTTAATATCGACAGCTTTTTTCTCTGCACGTTCAACAACCGTTTCTGTTACTTCACCACAGTAAGGACACGTTTTATATTTCGTTTCTTTACCATCTTCGTTAGTACCACTGTGTACATCTACCCATTCATTTGAGTAAAATGTCGCGAAACAATTGTCACATGTAGATACTGGCGCTTCAAAGTCACCGCTCTTTTTCTTTTTAGTACCTTTGAAGTATTCTTCCCAATCATGATCGTAATCAGGCAAGCCAAACCGATTAACGTTTCCCACAAAGTCTAATATCAGCGCTTTTTTGTTGGGTTGATAACGCATGGAACGCATACCAGCTTGAATGTAAAACACTAATGATTTAGTAGGTCTCGCCATAATAACTGTGGTTGCGTCTGGAATATTCACACCCTCACCATACAATTCATAGTTTGAAAGCATTTGTAGCTTGCCCTCTTTGAAATCTTGCATAGCTTTATCACGTGTAGCCTTTGGTGTTTTACTATCAATGTGGGCTGATGGTACACCGTTTTGATTAAACAAATCTACAATCGCATGTGAGCTATCAACTGAATACATATAAGTGATTGTCTTTTCATGTTCCGCTAACAATTTCCATTGATCATAGATTGAATTTAATGTTGCTAACTCATCCCCGACAGCTTCGTGCATAGAATCGGCGGTTGCATTACCAGCAGAATTAAATTTAATCTTATTGATGTCAATAAATGTCGGAACATAATAATCAAATGGCGCTAACTTATCGTGTTCAATTAACCACGGTATGCTTGGTCCAGTAACAATATCATCATACATATCTGTAAAGCCGACACCGCTCATGCGCCACGGAGTTGCTGTGAATCCTATTGTGGGGACGTTAGGGAATTTATCTCTAACTTTACGATATGTGTTAGCGATACTATGATGAGCTTCATCAAAAATTATTAAATCAGGTGGCTCCATGTTATTCATTCTATTAGCCAAAGTTTTGACTGTTTTAATAACCGCATACTCGAAATCAACTTCATTAAACTTAAAGCTATCTCGTATTTGATTTATCAATTCTTTTCGATGTGCCATAACCCACACTCTTTTGTGATGTGAGGTTGTTAATCTAGCCATTTCACTCATCATAGCTGTTTTACCAGAACCAGCAGCAGAAACTACCATGACGCTTTTCGAACCATTAGCAAGCGATTGTCGTGCGTCTGAAAGTAATTTACTCTGATAATCGTATAATTGAAACGGCATGTATCATTAAGCCTCCCAATCAAACAATTTATCGAAATCGGCACGCTTGCGACCGTCAATTTGATTCTTTGCATATTCGTTTGTTGAATTTGTCAAAGTCCAATATCGCTCTTTCTTTTCTTGGTCATATTTGATATGCGTCACTGCATGAACGGTTCCCATAAAGTAATTATTCACGCTATCTCGTAGATCAGGTTGGAATGGCGTAATTTTCTGACCGCTTTCTAACCAAATTTCACCGTTACGTTGCCATGCTGTGTAGATAACGTTTTTATCTTTCAATCGACTATCAATGTATGTCAGCATTTTAATTAGCTGATTACTGAATTTGCCGTAGTCCTGCATTGAATTGATACCGTGATTCTTACCTTCATCAGCCGCATTCACAAACCAAACTTTTTCTAGCGCGCTTAAATTATCAAACACAACTGTTTTAAATTCACTGTTTGCGACATACTCGATAAATTCATTTATTTCAGCGAGAATCTTACTGTAATCTTCAATGTAGAATCGCTCCACGACACCGTCTTTATCGACATTAACCAAAACCTTATCGGTATTATCTAAAGTAAGTAGTGCTACTGGACCCGGTGCAAATCGTGTTACTGATGTTTTACCATCTCCTTGTTTACCGTAAATCAATACTCTGAACGGTGTTTTAACACCTTTTTCTCGTTTTTTCATTTATTTCACCTGTGCATGTGTGCGTTCAATAACTGCCACACCCTTAACTTTTCCACCGGTATTGATAAACGCCTTTAATTTCGCCTTATCAGGTGTCTTTGTTTCTTTAACGTTGATAAATTCATCTGGAATACGTGATGTTTCTGGATCAATTTCAACCGCTACGCTACGCCTAATCGTGAATAGTGATGTGTGGGTACGCAGTTCTTTAACACCGGCTTTTTCCATAACAAACGCCACGTAATTTAGCAATCGTTCAAGTGATTTCTTTTCTGACTTAACACGTTCTTGATTCATTTTGATACGTGCGGTTAGAATATCAATTGTTTCCTGAATGTTTGTAGCCACGGAATATAGTCCGTCAATCTTTGCGTCTTTATCTAGTGAAGCGACTGTGTCTTCAAATGTTTGCGTATCAATTTGTTCATCTTCAAGCATCTTTTTTAGCTTGATTTCAAAATCAGTTAATTCACTCAATGTTGGCATTATTTTGTTCCTTTCTGGGTATATTTACTTATGTCAATGCGCGTAACACGATCTGGATCAATATTGACATACCTGCGATTGTATAAATCGTACAATTGTGAGTAAGTAAATATACCATCGTAGTATTGAAATAAATCGGTTTTACTATTCTCTCCGAATAGTCTGACAAATTTTTCTTTCCTAATATGTTCGTGAAATTTGTCGCCTATACCGTCAATACGAATATCCAAGTGTTCAAACTCTTCATTTATTTTATATAGTTTATACTCTGACCGCCATAACAATAAACCACTGATTATTGTTGCGTAAATCGCTATCCAAATCATTTATCAACCCTCCACAATCACGATTTCCATAAAACTAGCAATTCGTTCTTCATAACTGTGCAGCTCATCCAACTTACTTTGAATAGATAAATTAGTGTCACTCACTAATTTCAAACTGTTATCAATATCAGATAGCTTTGTTACCAGTGACTTTTTGATTGCAGAAATTTCTTTAACCGTTGCTTTCTTTTTCTTTTCGATTAGATCATTAGCGACCTTTTGAAATTTAGCAAAACTTGCAGCATCTAAAATGACATTGTTTGAAATACTGTATGCTGTGACATAGGCGTGGTCTTTAACATCTGTTACCACAACAATGTTTCCATTGCTCCACTTCTGAACATTATCAATTTCATTAACCAACCGTGGTTGTGAGTTGAAAAATGTTTGCGCCCATTGTAGTTGATTATTGAACACGTTGAATCGCTCACGTAAACGGTCTTTAAAGTGTTCTGTTGTTTTATAGCTGTTGCTTAGTTCTTTGTAGTTCATAATGGTATTGCCCTTCCAAATTTAAACAGCTTCAACTGTTGTGTTGTCTCTTTACTCAATTTATTTATGACCGCTTGTGCGTCAATCTGATTGCCATAAGTTGTACCAGATGTTTCCCACTCGTCATTATCTGTCTTGCGATAACCCACGATGTATACTTGTTTGTCTATTACTTTCATGAATCTCCCTTCTAAATGTTATAATGTTAAAAAACGATTGGATAACTAAGCATGACATTGCTATTACTTCACGCTTTAATCTATTTGATGATTATTCTACTGCTGATTACTCTTCTGATTGGCTTTTTAATACATAGTCATGGCACGAAAGTAATTTCTATTTTTGGTATAACGGTGCAGATATTGATACTTGCCTTTATAAATCATTATTGAGTTGAACCACGCTTTGCTCCTTTAATCATTCACCCTCCACTGGTAACTGCACCGCTTCTGTTAGTGGGTTAGTCATTCCCCTAATACCTTTGTGCCGTCAATATAAACAGCCCCTTTCCAATCAGTTAGTCTTGATTTTACAGCCAATTTAATAACGCTTTGATAGTTCAAGGGAAATGTACCAAAATCAGGCAATGGATACATATTTGCGTCATAACCAAGAAAATACAACTCATCTTCATTTGTATTTTTTTCATCTAGTAAAAGTTCAACCGTTTTGAATCCCTTGAACAAAGATAATCCACCTTTATATTTTTCGAGTACAGTCTGTTCAGTCATCACTTATCTCCTCCGTGTAAAAACTCATGAATATCATTGCCGATGTCATCGGGTATCATGCGATTGATGTCATCAACTAATAAATCTGCATGCTTATGAATGTTACCGATTACAACACAACATCTGGTTGCCTCATATAAACTATCGTCTCCACAGCTATACTCTCCATACGCTTCATCGTATTCTACAAAACCAACTATCCCATTTTCATCAAAATCTTTTAGAATGTCTCCCTCACAAATTTCAACACCGTCCGCATCTGTCATACCTGTGTATTGTTCAACAATTAGTTCATCGTTATCTAAAATGTTTTGAAAACTATCTCCGATGTCTGCATCGTGCGTAGCCTGTACGTTGTAATAATAACGTTCTGTACTGGTGTCCCACGCTCTAAACTTAATCTCTCGCATAACTATTCACCCAATGCCACGCTCTGTAAGCTAACTATTTTCATCTCATCACACTTTCCACAACTTGCCCATTGCTGATATGATAACCAGCAGAATAGGCAATCTTTTTAATCGTGTTCACGCTGATCATAAAATACTGTGCAAGCACGTCAATTTCAGTAATGTTACTTCTGACCAATGCCCTTAATCTGCGCTTACGTTCTGATGTACGTTGCCGTTCGGATTGCGCATGTGTATCAAAACAATGTGTAAACGCTCCTGAAACTGCTGCTTGCTTATTGACGCGTTTAATTGACTGTCTTTTATATTCTTCGATTGTCATTGTATTCGCCTACAACTACTGCCCTTCCTGCTTCTGGAATCGTGTCATAAACACCATTCAATAAGTTAGCCATTCGTATGGCTTCATCAAAATTTTCATAAGTTTTAAATGTTTTGCCATCTACTCTCAAATCATATTTCAAAAAACACACCTCCATGTGTATACATACAAATCAAGTTCTTGACAATGAGTAAATAAACGTGAGACAATTTGTGCAGAGGTAATAATTTATGGAAACTTATAACCGTGTACGTCAACTTGCTAATGAACATAGATTGTCAATTGCAGAAGTTGAACGTCGTGCAAAACTTGCCCCACAAACAATAGGTAACTGGCGTAGAGTTAACCCGTCTGGCGAAGCTCTAGGCAAAGTTGCTACTGTGTTTAACACAACTGTGGATTATTTACTTGGTAGAACTGATAATCGTATGGCTATTACTAGTGATAAACCAGTTGATATATCTGATAGCACCGTAGCACTGTCGTTCAAAAATCATACATTGACCGATAAACAACGCTCTGACCTATCCGTTTATATCAAGACCATGCTAGAAACTAATTATTGGTAAACATATCTGGATCAAAGCCTAAATCAATCACTTCTGATTTGGTTAGTTTTGCTGGAAATGATTTTGCCATATCTGCAATTCCGTAGCTCCCTGTTAATAGGGAGTTTTTTGGTTCATTAAATTTTGTAATTGCATAACGGACACCGTTACCGAATACAGACCATGTATATGCTTGTTCTTTAACCACAAACAAAACTCGTTCATCCCCACCCATATAGCGAGCTAATGCTAATTCTTCTTCTGTCGTGATTGATTCAAGGAAATCTGAATATTTATCGTGACGATTAGCAAGCGTTAGTAGTGGATATTCACTATCAGATAGCGCCATAATTTTGTCATATTGTTCTTGTGTTACTTCGTATGTTTCAGTCATTGTACTTTCTCACTGTCGAACATTTCTGGGTTGTAACCCCATGCTTTGATTTCTGACTCTGTTAATTTGCTTTTATTACGCAAATTAATATTTATTGATACACCAACATAAGCTAAACTGAATTCCTCATTGTCTTTGAGTTTCCAGTAGTATTTCTTCTCTTCTTCAACAAACCTGTCATGCGCCCATTCACGAGTTAGTGGGTTAGCGATAGCTGCTAATTCAAAATGTAAATCGTTGCTAGAAACGTATTCTGAAAGTAGTGGCATTTTTTCCGAAACAACATTCCAAAATCCACCATCATTTATAAGCCTTCCTTCTGAAATAATTGTTGTTTGAAAATGCTCTTCTTGAATTTCAACAATCTTCTGATACTGCTCTTCCGTAAATTTCATCAACTCATCTCCTGTTGTAGTCTATACAATCTAACTCTGGTAGTGTTACGCCAGTCAGTTAGATTTTTTAATTTCTGCTTATCGTGTGGATAAACAAATCTGCGATAATATTTCAAATCATCACGAGCTTTGATGAAATCATATCGGGCGCGTTCTAATGATTCATTCATCAGCCCACCCCACTAGATATTGCGGTGTTACGTTGAAATAATCGGCTAGTAGTTCCCATGTTTCGAGTTTTGGTTCACGTTTTTCATTTTCGTAATTAGATAGGGTGGAATTTGTGATTTTAAAACCACGTCTTGTTAGTTCGTTAGTCATTTTGCCTAAAGAAACGCCACGCTTTTTTCTTAATTCTGCGAGTCTATTCATCTAACGTCACTCCTTCCGACCAGATAATCAATTGAGACATTGAAATAATCAGCTAAATCGAATACCATTGGCAATCGTGGTTCACGTTCTCCTGATTCGTACCTAGCCAATGTTCGTTGCGTTACCAACATTTCATCTGCTAATTCTTGTTGCGTCACGTTGCGCTCTTTACGAAGTTCACGCAATCTATTCATCAGACAACCTCCTAATCATTATGTCAATCAAACTCAAAGCATTTTTACCGTAATATTTAGCTGTTTTATTTTTAGCCGGAATCTCATCAACAATATTTTTTAAATCACCACGAATGCGTACAATCTTACCCACTGTGTTATTCATCATTAAATACCTGCTCATATTGCTGTGTGACAATATACTTTGCAATTTCTAGCAATTCATCAGCATTCTCATTTACTGCATCGAACGCTGCTTGCTCTGTGCTAAATCGCTCTTTGTGATAGCCACGACCGCCAATATCATATAACTCCACTCGATAACCATCTGGATCATGTTGAATGTCACCGCCCAGCATAGTTAATGCGTCTTTCATAGGCGTTTCCTCGTTTCATGTTCATGCTTAGTGTAACCAACGGTCATACCTGTAATGAAAATCATTCCTCCGATAATGACACTAGCTATTGTTTGTAAAAACCACATACATACCTCCTAACGGTTTCTTGAAAATTCCCATTTCCTAATTTCACGCCAACTCCAACCAATCACATTGCCCACGTTATCTCTAATCTGTGGGAAGTCGTCCAGCGCAAGAAACTTACTGATGTCAGCACGTCTCTTACCTGTCAGAAATTCAGCTAAATCTTGCTGACCTGTAATAATCTCGTGTTCTGGTCCACTCTCAAAGTAAGTTGAAAGTTTTTCCAAAACAGATTCAGAATGTAAATCAATTATTTTGTTATCCATATCTGTACGCCTTTCAAATTAATTAATCTGGAAGTAATCAAAGATTTTGTTTCTGATTCGTTCGAAGCGTTGTGCTTCTTCGCCATTGATTGCACGGCTTGTTTCATCTTCACGCTCGCCGATCCTTTTAGCTAACTACTTTTGCTTGATGTTGTGAATTGCTAACTGCGTGATAATTTCTACATTTGGTTGTTTCACTGGTTTACTCCTTTCCGATAAGCGATTCGGTATGCGAATGCGTCATCTGGTTCCCATTTCATAAGGTAGCGTTTTGCTTTCTCAAAATCTTTTGCGAGCAACGCATTATATCGTGGAATGCTAAATTTACTTTTAAACTCTTTTGAAATACGAGCAAATACCATTCTCGATAATGCTTGATAACGTGCATTACCCTTATATCCAAGAATTTGAACTGCTTTGTCATTTCTAATTTGTCGTAATACTAATTCTTGATCGCCACTAATTGTTTGTGCGTATTGAATTGAATTGATTTTTCGTTCCAAACGCTCTTGTCGATAATCTTGTATTTTTAATGATTGAAACATGAGTTCAAAAACCTGCATGGGATCTTTAGGCGCTAATTGATAACCACCTGTTTGTCTAATTGTTGGTAGCACCTCCGATGTCACCCAACGTTTGAACTTTTTAGCGTTAGGCTGTTTGCTTGATAGGATTAGTGAGTAGAGACCTGATTCGTTGATAAGTGTTGGCGTTTGAGAACGACCTAACGAATCAGAAATTGATGGGGTAACGTTTTGGACCCCCACTATTTTATCGTCGTCATCAACGTGGTCTCTAACTGCTTTACTGGCATTTGCGTAACCCAAAGTTTCAGCGACATCTTTACCCACAAACCAAATCACATCTTCTAAATTAAGGGTTCTCACTCTACTTGTTTCAAAATTAAATACTTGTACTTGATTCATGTTTTTCCTCCTTTGTTCTAAATTCATCTAAGCTGACATCTAGTGCGTCAGCTACTTTTTCCATTGTGGAAAACGTTGCGTTGTTCTTACCGTTTTTGATTTGAGACAAGGTTGATCTGGAAACATCTGAATGTTCCATCAACCAGCCCCACGTAAGATTTTTTTCGTGTAATACTTTAGTTATTTTTTCTGATTGCAAGGTCATGTTTAGTCCTCTTTAGTAGTTCTGTTTTCTGTTATAATTTACTTACAAACGTTCGTTTAAACGAACATAAGTTTGCCAAGGTTTTAATGCATATTCTCACTTTCTGAGTGGGAATTTTTGTATGACGTCGAATCTAAAGCTAACTTCGACTGTATCATCATCGACTTCTTCATTTAAGCGAGTATATTCTTTCAACTCGAATTGACCCTTTATCAAGCCAACTATTAATTTAATTAACTCTTCCATGTTTATTCTCCCTTCCTTTCTAAATGTCCTGAATATCTAACAACTGTCTAACCTTTGCACGAACCTCACGAGACTGTTTGTTTACTGCGTAGGTGTTAATCGCTAAACTCAATACTGCTTCTGAAACACCAATCGCATTCGCTAAATCTCGTTGTGTCATATCTCGGTCAAACAGACCATCTTTAACACGCTTTTTAAAACTACGTGCTGCGTCTACGATCATTTCTTCTGTCATATGTGTATCTCCTTTCCTATAAAACTTAGTAAGTTTCATATAATTAGTTGTAAGGTTAGCTTTACATTATGGAAGTTTCATAATATAATGGCAGTATAAACAAGCATAATCAAAGGACTACTAACCTTATCGCTCCGCCAAGATAGATAAATTTGTAGGTGTTTTTGTTTTGCTTAAAACTTAGTAACCAACTTACAAGAATTAGTATAACTGGAAGTTTTGTAATTGTCAACGCCAAAACGGGAAGTTCCATAATTTTTGTGCTTTTAAAAAAGGAAAAACCTATAATGACACTATATGAGCGCACAACTAAATTATCAAAACAACGAGGATATTCATTAAAAAATCTAGCAATTAGGGCAGGATTAGCTGAAAATTCTATATATGATTGGAAAAAATCTACGCCAAAAGCAGATAACCTAAAAAAGGTTGCGGATGTTTTAAATGTATCAACCGACTACCTATTAGGACGTACTGATGAGATGAATCCAACGTCATCTGATAAAAAGGTCGCTGATATTTTAGATGACGAAACTATTCTTGCTTTCGATGGTATGGAAATAGAAGAGTCTGAAAAAGAGAAGTTGCGTGATTATGCACGTTATATTATTTCCTTACGTGAGAAGGAGAATAAATGACAGAATTTTACAATTACAGTGAGCAACTATATCCCGAAATAGTTCAAAGCGTTGAATCAATAGCTCGAAAAAACAACGTAATTATTATACTAGCTGATAATTTACTATCTCACGTACCCGATACAGCACTAGTAAAAAGCCGTGCAATTATAATGAATGCTAATTTTGATATTGGGGTTGATTATTGTTATCGACTTTCTCACGAATTGAGTCATATATTGTATGGAGATCACGAAGCGCAAGCGGTCTATCAATTCAGCGAATACGGTAAACGCGGTGAAGAATTGCTTGCACATAAAAACGCTATAAAGATGTTAATGTCTATTGAAATGCCAACAAACGTTAATGGTTTTATGGAATATTATCACGTACCCTCTTGGTTGGAAAAAGATGTCGACAGAACATTTAGAGAACTGGCTTATTTAGAATAGGAGAAAATATGAACACAGAAGATTTGAATGAATATATCAAAACAAATAGTAAAGCATACGACATTTTTATTGAAAAAGCGCTCGTCTATCAAAACAATAAAAACACCAGCCGTAAGATGGAAAAACGCTTTAGTGAAGATAAGGTAGCAAGCAAAGCCGAAACAATGTGGGAAAATATCGTCGTTAACTTACATGATAAATTGAATGCAGAAAAAACACTGAAGAAACACCCTTCCACAGATTGGATTAGGTTTATGGAAGAACATGAAATGCTGGATAATCTCGAAGATAGTATGGGAGTACTTGATTTAGAAGATTAATTAGTATGTGCTAGGCAACCATATTAAACCGCTTTAGGAGATTATCGTTATGCTCGTATACTGAAAATCCGGACTGCTTTATTTCTAGGGCATAATCCGAGATAATCAAGTATAGGAGTTTTTTTATATTATGAAAGCTAAGCGATACTCAACAGAATTTAAGTCATCAATTGTCGCCTTGTATAACGAGGGACGTTCTGCTAATTCTCTAGCCAATGAATACCATTTGGCTGTACAAACCGTCACGGGTTGGGTGAAGAAAGCCCAAATCATTGGGACGGACGTTACTGGTAAGCCAGTGACTCGTGCCCAATTTAACGCAATGCAGAAAGAAGTCGCAAGACTTAAAGAAGAAAACGAAATTTTAAAAATTGCGGCCGTTTTGCTGGGCGAACATCGCAAGTAACACGTAAGACCCATTTTCCTATTGTCCAATCATTGCTAAAACAGCATTTTAAACTCATGATGGTGCTTCGCCTACTCAAAATACCCAAAAGCACCTACTTTGATTGGGTTCACTATACTGAGAGCCAACGACAACGAGAAGACACGAT